GCAGTATCAGGTTCTGATATGGCTCAAATCGGATGGGTTGAAGTGACTACTGAGAATGGTGCGTCAGGATACCTATGGTACTTGAAGTCAGAGCACGAGACTCGTTTACGTTTTGATGACTACCTAGAGACTTCTATGTTGGAAGCAGTTCCTGCGATACAAAATTCAGGTGCAGCAGTAGCATTAGGAAATGCAGGAGCAGCAAACACAGGAGCAGGTTCAGAAGGTATATTCTATGTTGTAAACCAACGTGGTAATGTATGGTCAGGTGGTAACCCTAATGTATTAGGTGACTTTGATTCAATTATACAACGTCTTGATAAGCAAGGTTCAATTGAGGAGAACGTAATATTCGTTGACCGTCAGTTTGGATTTGATATTGACGATATGTTAGCAGCACAAAACTCTTACGGAGCAGGTGGTACTTCATATGGTTTATTTGACAATGACCAAGAGATGGCGTTGAATTTAGGATTCACAGGATTCCGTAGAGGTTATGACTTCTACAAGTCTGATTGGAAGTACTTGAATGACCCAACTATGCGTGGTGGTTTACCGTCAGGTTCAGGTTCAGGTAGAATCAATGGACTTATGGTTCCTGCAGGTTCAACATCTGTATATGACCAAATCTTAGGTAAGAACGCTAAGCGTCCTTTCTTACACGTTCGTTACAGAGCTTCAGAGACTGAAGACAGACGTTACAAGACTTGGATTACAGGTTCAGCAGGTGGTGCACAGACTTCATCTTTAGATGCAATGGAGGTTAACTTCTTGTCAGAAAGAGCAGTATGTACATTAGGTGCAAATAACTTCTTCATATTCGAAGAATAGTTTATTGATATTAGGAGTCCGTGTAAGCGGACTCCTTTTATTTTTTTTAAATTCAAATTAAATTCAAATGAAAAACAAAGTAGAGTACGTAGATAAGCAGTATAAATTACTAGGAGAAGAAGCTCCTTTATCTTTTATGCTTGCATCAAGAAATTCAAGAAGATTTCCATTACTATGGTTTGATGAGGAGAAGGGAGAACAAAGAGCTCTTCGATACGCAAGAAACCAACAAAGTCCGTTTGAGGACGAGCAAGACGGAAACGCAATACTAGAGCCAATCGTATTTGAGGATGGCTTCTTATCGGTTCCAAAAAGCAACCAATCATTACAAAAGTTTTTAGACTTACACCCTGCAAAGGATGTTAAGTATTCTGTTATAGATAAGGCTAAAGAAGCTAATGAGATAGTTCAAGACCTTAACACTGAGGTAGATGCTTTAATAGCAGCACGTGAGCTTACAATAGACCAAGTTGAGGCTATCACTCGTGTAGCATTTGGTACAGACCCAAGCTCGGTAACATCAACAGAGTTACGTAGAGACATTCTTTTATTTGCAAGAAGAGAGCCACAAGGTTTTCTTAATATACTAGGAGATTCTACTCTTATGATTGACTCATTAGTTCAGTCATTCTTTGATAAGGGTATATTAACCTTTAGAAAGAATAAGAAGGAAGTATTCTTTAATACTCCAACTAACAAAAAGCGAATGCTAACCATTCCGTTTGGTGAGGACCCACTGTATGTGGTATCGTCTTACCTTCAGAGTGATGAGGGTATTGAGGTTCTAGAGTTTCTAGAAAAAGTCGCAGAGACTAAGTAGTAAAAGGGAGGCAGAAATGCTTCCTTTTTTTTTGCTATCTTTGTAGGGATATTTTTTATTAACTAAAAACTTTATAAAATGGTTAAATATCTTTCAATACCTGTCAGTGGTGCGGGTAATCAAATACTTCAAGTATTTCCTTTAATAATGTGCACAACTTCATCAACAACATCAACAATAATTGATTTTGCAGGTTTTATTAATGGAAACCGAGCTACTATAACACATAGTGCAATGGCAGCAAATGACCATAGTATACGTATAGCATTCACAAACGCTATGGCTGAATCAATGAAAAGCTCTTATACTTCCGTGGTTTTTCCTTTAGATTTAAAAGGAATTAATGCGGCTGATGGAACTCAAGTAGTAATAACTAATATAGCATTTGTATAATTATGGCAAAGTTTTTAAAATTACCGACAACAGGGAATAGTGGTCCAAGTATAACTATAGGTGTTGATATGATAGCTACAGTAGAACTTAATTCTGCTGCTCCTACCACAAAGACTGAAGTTCATTATAGTGCAGGAGATAGTGGTCAAGATATTATAACTTTAACTCACTCTGCTGTTTTAGCATCCGAATCTTTAGGGATGAGAGATGCTATACAAGACGCTATTGTAAATTTACATAGTTCTAGTTGGAGAGAAACAATTCAGACTTTAAACTTAGCTTCTATTAAAACAGCAGACGGCTCTTTAATGGCTATTTCATCAATAGTTTTATCTTAAGCCTATGGCAAAGTATTTAGGAATACCACTTCAGGTGGCAAGCGGTACGACAGTCACTCCAACCTACGGGTCACCGGATTTAGTTGTTGATGGAGACTTTCCGGCGGGAACAACTGCTTGGTTTTTTTCAGGAGGAGCTTCATTAGAGACTAATGGTGCAAAGATAAACAATGGAGGTACTACAGATAATGCTTATATTCGGCAAACTTTTCCTCAAAGCCTAAATGAATTAACAGGTAAGAAATTTGAATTAACTTATGATGTTATTGTTACGGACGGAAGTATACTTCAAGTAGAAGGAACAGGAGTAGGTGCAAGTATTGATTTAGATACAACAACTATAGGTCAAAATAGAAAACTTGTTTATACTTGGAATAAAGACCAACCGGAATTAATAATTAAGAGAAGGTCAGGTCCAACGAATGTTACAATAGACAACGTATCTTTAAAAGAAGTTTCGTATGTTTTAGGTAAGGAGGAAGTTGATAATGGAGATTTTTCTAATGGCACAACATTAGGTTGGGGTTTACAAAATGTAACTGCTGATATATCAAATAACACTTTAAAATTAACATCTACAACTTCTGACAATAATAGAGCTTATTATAATATATCAACTGAGGTTGGTAAAACTTACCAAATGTCAGTTGACGTTAAATCAGGTGCTACAAACTCTATATCAGGAATAGGTGGTATAAGTACAACTATCCCTTATATCGTTGAAGATGGGGCAGATGCAGCTTCTTTTACAACTTTAAAAATTACTTTTACTGCTACTTTAACAACTACTCAGATTAGACTTTTAAACGCAAAAGTAGATACTTGGGGTGGCTTAGGCTCTATTGTAGAATTTGACAACGTATCGGTAAAAGAAGTTCAGTACAACTACCTACAGGTAGCGGGCGGTGACTTATTAAAGGAGTCTAAGGTTGGTGATGTAGTGTTTAACTCTACCGATGATAACGAGGCTGTTGTTGTACAAGTAATCGACAACGACACATTGTTATTATCTAACGATGTTCTTTCAGACGCAGGAGATGCGTTCTCTATATTTGCACCTAACGGTGATACAAGAGGGAATCAGATTCTTCGGATAGATAACTACATTATCTCTGAGTATGACGAAGCTACGAGTGCACCTAACCAATCATCATTTTGGTTTGCTGCAGGTATTGAAGCTGATAAGGTAACTCTAACACAACTTAACGATGCGGTCAACACATACTTTGTGGCTGACATTATTGAGAGGTTTGTTCAGAGATTAAATGCTCAGTCAGCAACAGCTAGTAGGTTAGACATTCCTTTAAATGAGTTTAGGGACCATAAATATAATCAGGTGTTGACAACAACAGCTATAACACTTTCATAAGATGGCAAATTTTTTAAAACTAAATAAATCATACTTGGGGCCTGAGGTCCTGAGTAATGGTTCTTTTGATGAGTACGGTCCTGAGTTGGTAACAAACGGTGATTTTTTAAACGGTATAAATAATTGGACCGCAAGTGATTCAACTATAATTGTTGAAAATGGGGTATTAGAAATAATAAGTGCAGGAGGAAATAGACCACAAGCTAATCAAATTGTAAGCGGTTTAGTTGTAGGTAGTCAATATAAATTAAGTGCCGTTGCTAAACGAGGGACTACTGCTAATGACGTAGAAATAGAAATTTCAGGTATTGCAAGTCTAACAACAAGCAATAGAAATAGTACAACTGAATATGAAACAATATTCTATACTTTTATTGCAACAGCTACATCACATACTATCCAAGCAAAAATTGATAATGGTTCTGAGCCATCAGAAACAACTGCTTATTTTAGTAATGTATCACTTAAAGAATCAGGAGCTGTTGAGCTTGTAGATAATGGGCGTTTTGCAAGTATAGCTGACGGTACTGATGTAACTTCTGTGTCTTCACAATGGACATACTCAAGCTTTAGCTCTTCAGATATTGAGTCAAATATCCTAGAGTGTATAGCTAGTGGGGCAAATCAATTTGCTTGGCTTGAAGTTTCTACAGTTGTAGGTGCTGAGTATAGACTTAAGGTTGACAGCGTTACAGGTGATTTAGCTGATAATTCTGTTCGGGTAGGGAGTAAAGAAGTTGATGTTACAAGTGGCTCGGGTGAGTTAGTTTTTACTGCAACAAGTAGTACGACAATCATTCAGTTTTATGCAGGAGATGGATATGATGCCGCACAAACAAACTACACAGGCATATCATTACAATCAACCAATCAGTTTGCTTATGATTTTGAGAGAGATGGTGATACAGGTCAGTACGCTATATTTGATTTACAATCAAAAACTGTTAGGCTTGTTGCGTTTGAATTAAACACGAAAGTTAAGGTCAAAGCATCTCTTCCTCAGGCTACTACTACAAGTCAAGAGTATCTTATTAAGATTGATGTAGCAGAAGTAGTTGGTTCAGCTCCATTTATTTTTTTTAATGGTATTGCGTATACTGAAATTAACTTAGAAGTTGGTGAGAACGAGTTTATATATAAAAGAGCAGGTAGCGGAAACTCAATTATATTTGGTATCCAAGCTGTAAACTCTTCTCAGATAGGCTCATCAATTACGCTTAATAGCATATCTTTGCAAGAGGTTGTGAACCAACCAAAGTTAATTGGAGTTGATAACGTGTCGATGGTAAGTGCACCAACAGATAACACTGTCGTGATAAACAACGGACTTACTGATGGAGCTGATACTCTTACTATAACTTACGCAGGTGCATCCGCATCTTCAAGAGTACAGATGAGAAACTTCTTCCAAGACAGTATCATTCGTTTAGCGAATAGCAATAATACTGCTGAGGTCTTAGAGATAACTCCTCCGGTGCTTATAACTGATATAGTTGCAAGCTAATACAGCAAGCAAACAAACTACTAAAGAGCTCTTTTATAGGGCTCTTTTTTTTTGCGTATATTTGTGAAAAGATTTTAAGATGATAGATGCAGTAAGAAATACAGTCCTTGCTATACTTAATAAGAATAACTACGGATACCTTTCCCCATCAGACTTTAACCTGTATGCACAACAAGCTCAGTTAGAGATATTTGAGGATTACTTTTACCAATATAATACACAGATTAACTTAGAGAATGCTCGTAGGTCAGGTACTGATTACGCTAACTTATCCAAGGGGATACTTGAGGTGATTGATTTGTTTTCAAAGACAGCTTCATTGACTCAAACGGCATCCGCAGTTAACACATACACAATGCCTTCTGATTACTACATAATGAATAGAGTTATGTACAATGGCTTAGAAGTGGAGCGTGTTAATCAAGGTAAGATTACAATGCTTTTAAACTCTATGATAACAGCACCAAGTAAAGATTTTCCTGCGTACACAACTGAGGCTTCTATAATGACTGTGTATCCAACTACAATAACAGGAGCATCAGATATATCAGCTCAGTACGTTAGATACCCTTTAACACCTAAATGGACTTATCGAGCAGAATTAGAATACCAAGGCCCTGTGT